TTAAATTTAAATCGAGAAATAGTAATGAAGATGAACATATGTATAAATTTGATGAGAAACCTCACAAATTAAACTTTAGAATTGCCACAGCATAATCAATAAAATTGATTATTTAAAAATCTATATAAAGATGTATAATGTCTTTATATATATACTAAATTATGAATATAATAAACAATTATACCGAATATTATAAAAAATCAGATTTAAAAGATATAGTCAATGACATAATTAGTAATATGGATACTACTGTCGATAATAATAATGATTTGAATTATAATACTTTATGTAGACTTATTGCAGAACATATTTTTCATTGTAAAGAAAAGAGAAGATGTTATTTTTCAACAGAAAAAAGAGCTATTAAAAATAAAGAAAAGTATTACAATATAATCAAAAAAGATATAGATGAAATGTTAGTAAAAACAGATATGTCAGAAATGTTATTAAAAAAACCAACAAATGAATTATATGGTCCATATGGTACACAATGGCTACATGAACTACAAGTGGATGATCAATATGATGATGTATTAATAGAAAGAGAGGAAATATATAATAAACTAAGAGCTATTAAATTACCCGAACAAAGAACAGAAAAATGGTATGCTACACGTAGACAAAGATTAACAGCTAGTGATGGTGGTGTAATTTTAGGACAGGATAAATATAGGGCACAATATACATTTATAGAAAAAAAATTAAATCCACCGGAATTTACTGGAAATATACATTGTTATCATGGAAAAAAATTAGAAGAACCAGCAACTATGATTTATGCTTATCGAATGAATGTACATATTGAAGAATTTGGTTTAATGGTTCATCCTGATATCTCTTTTATAGGTGCTAGTCCAGATGGAATATGTAATCAGTATAAATACGATGGTAAAACAAAATCTAAATATGTTGGAAGAATGTTAGAAATAAAATGTCCAACTACCAGAAAAATTAATACAGAAGGTGAAGTTAAAGGATATATATGCCCAATTCATTATTGGATTCAAGTTCAATTACAGTTAGAATGTTGTAATTTAGAAGAATGTGATTTTTGGCAATGTAAAATAACAGAATATGAAAGTAGAGAAGAATTCATAGATGATACAGATGAAAATGAATTATTTAGGTCTAAAGAATTTGGTTTTGAGAAAGGTTGTTTAATAGAGATGGTACCAAATAAATCTTATAAAAATCTATTAAATTGTAGATATAATAGTAATGAATATAAACAGATAATATATGATAATGCAACCTTCATTTATCCAAATAAAATAGAAATGTCACCAGATGATTGTGATAAATGGATAGCAGAAGTATTAGCAGATTTTCATGATGAGTATGTAGGTAGTACTTTTCACAAAGTTATATATTGGAAATTGGAACTTTCACATAACGAAATTATTATGAGGGATAGAGAATGGTTCTCTGATAATTATTCAACCTTTGAAAAGATGTGGAAATATGTAAATTATTTTAGAGAGCATGAAGATAAAAAGAATTTGTTCTTAAAATATATTGATAAATGTCCTGTTAAATATAATAGTCAAATAATGGATATGATTGAAAAGTTAACTGATGATAAAAGAGAGGGATATGAAAAATATATTAAAGAGTTAGAAGAAGAGATTGAATCTTTTTCAAGATCAATTAAGATTGATATAACAAATAATATCGATTATCCATTTTATGATAATAATAGTGATAGTGATAGTGATAGTGATAGTGATTAATAAAAATTGATAATTTAATTCAATATAAAGGTATATTTATTTATTACATAATATAAAATTTTATATTATGGATAACGATATTATTAAAAAAGAATATGAGAAACAATTAGATAAAGAAAAAGAAAAGGTAATTGATCAAATTTTAGATGATCATCCTGATATGTCAATACTAGATAAGGATAAAATTAAAAATAATATCTTGGGTATTAATAATATTAGTTCTGATCAGGAAATAATTTTAGAAGAATTTAGTTATAAAGGTAGAATATATTACAAAGATAATTATAATAATATATTAAATGAAGATGCAAAACTTGTTGGTTGTATTAGTGAAAATAATGATTATAATATATTTGATGATATTAATTTTAAATTGAAACAAATAGATATATTATATTCTAATTTAGTTGATAAATTATTTATTAAATAGATATTTTTTTTTAATTGTAATACAGCATATTATTATACATATTATAATTAATGATTTAATTCTAATTACTTCTTGATATGCCATTGGTATTACCTTTCTACATTGATTATTTCTATATTGACTTAGTAATTCATTAGGAACATTTGATCTTCGCGATCCTGGTAGATCAGAACCAAATAGTGGATTTTGTTCAAATATCATTGGATTTGACGCATATGCATTGATATATCCGTTTTTTATTAAATAATTAATAATATTATCTGTATATGGTTTAAAACTATTATAATCATGAGTTTCTAATAAATCTAATATCTTATTAGAACTATTATGTGTAAACATAACACTTCCTAAACAATATGGTGCATATAATTTATATAAATAATCGTTATAAATCTGTCTATTTTTGCAGTCTTCAGTACAATATTCCATATAAAACATATCACAATCAATTGGTAACTGTTTTAATATATTCTCAATTGTATTCTGTATTTCATTTATTGGAATATAGTTAATAATATCATCTTCCATAATTATAAATTTGTCATATTCTGCATTTTTTAAAATTCTAATGAATGTTAATAGTCTTGATAATTTATTATTATTAATTTTATCAAGATTTTGTGTTATTCTTTTTTCTTCTATCCATTTTTTTCTATAGTCATCAGTTACTTTAATTGGTACTATAAACTGATAATTTATAAATCCTATATCTGTTAATAATTTTTCCATATGTTTTTTTCTGTCAGTTCTATGTTCTAAATTAATAACATAAATTGGTATACTATTTATTTCATTATCGAATATAAAATGTTCTTTCTTTTTATTACTATTTGATAAAAATTTAAATATTAGAATTAATATGATTATAAATATAATATTAATGTGTGACATAATATATTATAACCTAAGATAATTTTATTTTATTAACAGTAATTATAAAGATGAGTGTATTGTCACCAGATAGTATTAGTTCTATTAGTTCAAATGAAATTGCACCTAAAAATAAAAATGATTATAAATGTGCACCAAATGCTGTTTTTAAAGATGGATCATGTATACCACTTGATGTTTTAGTTGAATTAACTAAGGGATATAATAATAAAGCTAATAAAAAAATTAAGTTACATAATCATCTAGATACTTTAAATCCAGGTAAATATAAAAGATATTTGATAAGAGAATTAGATTCAAACTTATCTGATGTTTGTGACTCACAAAGATGTTGGTTAAAACAAAAATTTATTTCTGATATGAATTATGAATTAAAAAATAAATTAAAAAAAAATACTTTTAGACCTAAAGGACCAAGTGGTCAATTTACATGGTTAAATACTCATAACATAGATAATGTAATGGAACAATATGAATCTAAATATCAAGATTTTAAATTTATGGGTGCTGTTCCAATTGACTTTGATGATCTACCCCAACTAGGTATTAAAGATTTGGATTATAGTGATCTGAAAAATAATGGTAAAACAAAATTAGGTTTTGTCTTCAATTTAGATGAACATTATAAAGGTGGATCACATTGGGTTTCTATGTTTGCTGATTTAACTAATGGTAAAGTATATTTTTCAGATTCATACGGTATTAGACCAGAAGAAAGAATTAGAAAACTTATGAGAAGAGTTACAAGATATATCCAAGATTCAGGAATTAAAAATCCAGATGTTCAATATAATGAACTTAGACATCAGAGGGGTGGTTCTGAATGTGGTGTTTACTCTATTAATTTTATTTTAAGACTTTTAAAAGGTGAAACATTTAATGAATTGACATCAAAAAGAATGACTGATAGTGAAGTAAATGATTGTCGTGATGTATATTTTACAAAATAGATTATATATATAAACAATATAGATGGACAATACAAAAAATGAATATAATATGATTGTTAATGAAATTAATAATATTAAAAATACATTATCAACATTAAAAAATAATACTATAAAAAAATTAGAAAATGTTAGTTCTGAAAAAGAAAAGAAAAAATTAATGGAAGAATATGAAGAACAGATGTATGAATTAAAATATGGCCAAAATTTAGAGGAACGATATAAATTATTGAAAAAAAGATTAGAATATCTAGAATCTGAAATGAATGGAACTAGTACTAGTAGAGATAAAACATTACATGAACTATTAGATAAATATAAAAATATTTCATCTAGTTGTAAACAATCATCTAGTAATTTATCTAATATAATTAAAAAAATTAAAGATAAGTCAAATAATAACTACGATGATGACTCTATACATAATAGTATATTTATAAATTATAATAATAATGATATTGATTCTGATGAATTAGATACATGCCAAATACCATTATCAAAAGATGAACAAAAAGATATTATAGATTATTATAAGTTATTAATAAATTTAAAAAATGAATTAAAAAGATAAACAATATATAAATACTAAAATATTATAAAATTATATGAGTAGTTTTATAATAGATGATGACAAAGAGGTACTGTTATTGAAATTGAATCTTTAGCTAAAAATAAAAAAATTATTTAATAATATCAATAGGTTTAGAATAAGTTAAAATTCTCATTCTACAACAATATTTATCTAAATTAAATTTATCTAATAAATCGGATTTAAGATCATCTTTTTCTTGTTCGGTTAAATCATTATTTTCACATATATTGTGAAGCTCTTCTTCAAATGGTATTTGTTTATTACCTAATATGTTTTTACAAGTTGGACATTTGAGATATAACATAGTTTGCTTTATTATATTATATTAGTATCTTTTTTTTATATATATGAAATTTCAAATTTTATATATGTACTTAATATAAGAATGACTGATAATAGTAGTATTAATTTTGATATTAATAAATTAAATCAAGATATAATGAATAAAATAGAAGAAAATGATGAATTAGCTGAATTTAATAAGGATTTTGACACTTATAAAGAATCAGTACTTGATCAAAGCAAGTATAATTATGAACAAGAATTAGATGAGTTGAATAAAGAAAAAGAAGTTACTAAAATATATAA